CCGCGCCGGTGGGCGCCACGCCCAGCGTGTTGCCGCGGGAAGCGAGCGCAGCCACGCTGCGCTCGACGAAGGTTTTCTGGCGGGGGCGCAGGCGCATGGCCGGTCTCCCCCTTACTGCGCCCAGCTCGGCCGACCGGCGGTGCCGGGGGCGGACGCGGGCTGGCTGGGCTGGGTGGCCGTGGTGGGCTGCTGCTGGGCGTGGCCCTGCGCCGGGGCGGCGGTGAATTGCGGCGCGACCGCGCCCATCAGCGCGGCGTAGTCGCGATGGTCGGGCGTGACGGCAGCGCGGATCTCGTTCTTGTCCTCGCCGTTGGTGTCGGTGCCGATGTCGATGCGGGCGACGAATTCGACGCCGTCGAGATCACCGAACCCGTTGATGCGGCGGCGGGCCTGCGCCTCGGGCGAGTTGTCCTTGTCGGACACGCCGCGCGCCGAGTTGAGGATACCGCGGATCACGCCGCGCCCCATGTTCGCCCAGTCCGGTCCCTTGGGGCTGTAGAGGCCGATCAGCGACCAGACCTTGCGCCGGGCATATGGCCCCTCGAGAACCGTGTATTCGGCGTCGAGATAGACGGCGCCGGTGGCGGCGCGGCGCGCCCAGCCGCCGGTCCAGCCCTGCGAGGGGTCGTCGAAGCCACCCGGGCGGAGCGTCAGGCGCACCTTGGCGAGCGTGCCCTTCGGGATGACGTTGGTGTTGGATTGGGCGGAGTTGAAGTCGTTCCAAGGTCCGGACATTGCGCGGCTCCTTTCAGTTGGAGGATGGGACGCGCAGCGGCGTCAGAAGGGAAAAGCCACCCCGGCGACCGGATCGGGACATCGAGGATGGCGAGATGCGCTCAGCCATGGCCGGGCTCCTGCGCGGGGGCGGGATCGGCCGGGGTCACCGGCGGCCAGGTCAGGCGTTCGGAGGCCGGCGCCGCAGGGCGCTGGATCTTCTCCATCAGCCGGCCGAGATGCGGGGCCTCGACCCTGTCGAGGCGGCCGGACCGATCCTTGGCCGGATAGCCCCACGGGTTCAGCGTCTGGCAGACGAACGCGCGTTGCGGCTGGCCGTTGGCATCGGCGATGTCGGCCATGGTGATGACCTGGTCGACGATCCCGGGCAGTTCGAGCCCGGTCTTGCTGCCGTCGATCTGCGGCTGGAAGACCTTGCGGTTGAAGTCGTCGAGCCGCTCGTCGAGGATGCCCACGAACCAGACATGCTTGCCGCGAGTGTGTTGCAGGTGGGTCAGCCAGCCGATCATCTCGCGGCCGTACAGCCCGTAGGCGCCGCGGATGTCGGGCTTGCCGGTCTTCTCCGAGAACGCCTCGGGCTGGCCGCGACACCACTGGAAGCAGAGCCGCCCGGCCACGGTGATCGAGTCGATGAAGACGGTCTCGTATTTCCCGATCACGGCCGGGTCGCCGTAGCGGCCGCAGACCTCGTCGAAATGCGCCTGGCTGTAGGGCTGGTCCTCGCGCAGCGCGGGGTTTGGGCCGCCGATGAACACCGCGAAATCGCGGCATTCCTTCCAGGTGCGGGGCCGGAGCGTGTCGATCTCCAGACCCTCGACCGCCAGATCCCCGGCCTCGAGGTCGAGGAAGAGCTTGGTCGAGGCGTTCAGCGTCCAAAGCAGGCTGGTCTTGCCGATGCCGGACCGGCCGAAGATGACGCCCTTGATGCCCTTGCGTTGCGCGAGCCGTTCGTCGGCGCCGATGATGGGAAGGGCCATCACTGGCCCTCCTTTTTCATTACTGCAGCGGCGGCGCGATCTGCGCCGATGCACCCTGCCTCGCGGGCGAGCTTGTAGAGCCGCTTCAGCGCGTCTGCGCGGCGGTAGGCGACTGTGCTCTCCCGCTCAGCCTCCACGATCGCGAAGGCGATCTCGTCGACGGTCGCCTCGATGACCGGCAGCGGCTCGCGCGGCTCGTCACCGGCGCGCTGCGGGAAGGCGATGGTTTCGGGGAGGTCTTCGAGCGCGTAGCTCGCCTTGCGAAGACGGGTGATGTCGTCCGGCTGGTCCGGCATGGCTTTTCTCCGTGAGATGAGGTGATCGAGGAGGCGCATCACGCGGCCTCGCGGACGTCGGGCGCGGGCTCGGCGACGTAGATCGCCAACAGCGGCGTCCCGTCGGCATGGGCGCCGGCGTCCTCGATCTGATAGTTGCGGTTGGGCTCGCAGACCTCGGTCAGCTCCCAGCGGCGATAGAGCCCCGGAAGACGCCTGAAATCCTCGAGCGACAGATCGGCAGTGCGGTTCATGCGTGTCTGCTTTCGGTTGGAGGGAAGGCGCTCGGGGCGCTCGAATGGGAAAAGCCACCGGCGGCACCGGATCGGGACATTGGTTCAGGGGATTTCCTCGAGGGCGTCGTGCAGCCGGCGCATGGCGCGCTGGTACCGCTTGCGGGCGGCGGCTTCGGTCAGGCCCAGTTCGACGGCGACCTCGGCCTGGGAGAAGCCCTCGATCGCCACGCGGATCACCAACAGGGCGTCGTCGCCGACCAGCTTCCGCACGGCGCCGTTCAGTCGCGCGTACCCGGCCGCGCCGATGCCGCTGTTGCCGCTGTCCGCCACCTCGTCGGGATCGGCGCAGCTGGCGAGATATTCGCGCGCCGTGTCGCGCCGGCGCACGCGGATCATGTCGCGCTCGACGTTGCGCAGCACCGTGGCCGCGATCCAGTTGACGCGCCTGAGATCGAGGCTGCGGACTGTTTCGGTGGTGCGCGCCAGAACGTCGGACGCGACCTCGTCAGCGGTGCCGATCCTGCGCCAGAGCGACCGGCGGCGGATGGCATCGAGGCCCGGCCAGAGCGCCAGCAACAGCAGCGTGAGGGCGCAGTCGGACGCGGGCCCGTCGCCCTGCGCCGCACTGACGAGCGCGGCGAGGATCAGGTTTTTCCGGGCCGGATCGCCGGGCGTGCGGTGCAGCCCGTCCAGCAGGGCTGCCGGATCCCGGAACGGGGCGAGGGCAGCCTGTCCATGCCGGACGGCGTCGAAGCTGCGCTGGAAGTGAAGCTTGGAGGATGAATCAGTAAGGTGATCACGGATCTCGTGCCACGCGATAGACATCGAACGCCTGCCTTGCGGCCAGGCGTCCGGCGCCTTCTCGTGGCCAGGTCAGGACGTCGCGCGTCTCTTGGGTTTCAGAGGGTTGGGTTGGGGGCGCGTTGCCGCGCGCTTACGGCTTGTTCGTCACGTTCAGCGACCCGCAGCCGGGACAGGTCGCTAGCACCGGAAACCCGACGACATAATCGAACGGCTTGCGGCGGATTTGCATCTGAGCGCCATTGGTCTTGCCGAGGAGCCGCCCGCAGTCGTGGCACCGCCATTCCCGCGTGAACTCGGCGTCCATGGCACCGCCTCCGCCGCCAATAGGGCGACGCGACCGATGATTACTGTGTTTGGTATGTTGGTGCATGCGGCGCCTTTCTTCTTGGCCCTCGAAAATCAGGACGTGCGGAATTGTTCGAAGCAGCGCATCTTGCTGCTTCGTGATGAGGTCTTCGGGTGGACTGGATCAGTCGGGCTTAGCTGGGGCCGTCCTTGTGAGCCCTGGTCTTCTTCTTGGGACGCCAGCCGGGTGAGGCAGCAGTCTTCCTGCTCTTCCGGGCCTGTTCGCGCGCCTCACGGAACTCGGGTTCAATTTCGGCCAGTTTGTCGACGAGGCCTTGCAGGTCGTAGATGTTCGTCTGCCGCCCACCGTGCTCGCCGTAGCGCTCCTGCCGGCGCAGGAGCCCCTCATTTTCCAAATCGGTAATGTACCGCTGAACCTGGCGCTCGCTGATGCCGAGGCGCGAGGAAAGCTCTTTCTTGCTGGGATACGGCTTGCGTGCGGCGTCCCACCAATGATCGATGATCTGAAGCAGGACTGCGAGCTGAGACGGGTTCAGGTGCAGCCGACGTTGCGCGCGCAGCAGCAGCGACGGGATCATGCAGAAACCCTGCTCCATAACCTTCGCGCCCCACTTGTCCGCATTCGGTGACCGACGCGGCTTCTTGGACGATGTGGTCGTTTCTGATTGATTCTGTTCGGTCATTCGTGTTCTCCTTGCACCATAGATGCTGTCGCCCACCGTTCGGCGCAAGCTCTCTAAAGCGGACATATGCGTCTCGGGGCAGGAGACGTATTCATCTCTCCGGCCAAGTCGCCAGCGTCTCCTGATAAAGACGTTATGTGCGCAGTAGAACGGAAGGCGCATAACAAGCATATGGAACCCCCAGACACGGATGACCTATGGGGAGCCCCTTGAGGCCGGTTTAGGCGGCTCGGATTCCCGGTATCAGGCTCTTCTGACGGCAGCTGTCCCGATCAGGCCGACCACTTGGCTTTTCTCTCTCAGAGCGCGCTGCAGCCAAGCGCCGCATGACGGAGACCAAGTTGAAACGCCCCAATCCGCTCCCGCCCGACCAGATGGTGCCCGCAGAACGCCGCGCCGAGCTGTGCGGCCTGCTGGCGCTCGGGCTGGTTCGGTTACTTGGGCGCGGGTGCGAAGTATCTGACAATACTGGAGAACGTTGCCTACACTATCCCGACGACCAATGCCGTCATGCAGCTCCAACTCACCGGAGAAACGCATGACGAAGCCCGATCTCATCCCTGCGCGCCTGGCCGCGCTGAAGTCCATGTCCGTCACCCAGTTGAAGGCGGAGTGGCAGACGATCTTTGCCACGGCGGCGCCGAACAACAGCCGAGCGTTCCTCGAGAGCAGGTTGGCCTACCGCATCCAGGAGCTGACGTATGGCGGTCCTGATCGCGAAACGCGGCGCATGCTGGACCTGCTGGCCGACGAGGTCAGCGGCACCCTGACGCGCAAGAGCCAGATCGCCGATCCTCGCAATCCCGTGGTCGGCACGAGGCTGATCCGCGAATGGAACGGGGTAGAGCACACGATCACGGTCTTGCGGGATGCGTTCGAGTGGCAGGGGCGACCGTACAAATCCCTGTCGGCGATTGCGCGGGCGATCACCGGGACACGCTGGAATGGCTACCGCTTCTTCGGGTTGCGCGAACGAAAGCGGGGGAATGATTGATGGATCAGCGCACAAATCCCATCCGCCGCCAACGTTGCGCCATCTACACGCGCAAATCCTCCGAGGAAGGGCTGGAGCAAGAGTTCAACAGCCTGCACGCCCAGAGAGAGGCCTGCGAGGCCTACATCGCCAGCCAACGCTCCGAGGGCTGGGTGCTGGTCCGCGATCAGTATGACGACGGCGGCATCTCGGGCGGGACGCTGGAACGGCCCGGCCTCAAGCAGCTTTTGGCCGACATCGAGGACGGCCTGATCGATGTGGTGGTCGTCTACAAGATCGACCGCCTTTCGCGGTCGCTGATGGATTTCTCGAAGCTGGTCGAGGTCTTCGACCGCAACGGCGTAACGTTTGTCTCGGTGACGCAGTCCTTCAACACCACCACGTCCATGGGGCGGCTGACGCTGAACATCTTGCTCAGCTTCGCCCAGTTCGAGCGCGAGGTCACGGCCGAGCGCATCCGCGACAAGGTCCGCGCCTCCCGCATGAAGGGCATGTGGATGGGCGGCTATGTCCCGCTCGGGTATGATGTGAAGGACCGCAAATTCGTGGTGAATGAAAACGAAGCCGCCACCGTGCGGGGCATCTTCGAACGGTTCGTCGAGGTCGGATCAGCGACCGTGCTGGCCCGCGAACTGCGCCGCAAAGGGCTCCGCAACAAGCAGGGCACCTTGGTCGACAAGGGATACATCTACAGGGTGCTGATGAATCGCGTCTATCGCGGCGACGCGGTCCACAAGGGCAAGGCCTATCCCGGCGAACATCAGGCCATCATCGACGAGCAGCTGTGGGATAAGGTCCATGCCATCTTGCGGCAGAACCCGCGAAAGCGCGCCAACAACACCCGCGCACAGGCGCCTACGCTGCTCAAGGGGCTGATCTTTACGGCCACGGGCGCCGCCATGACCCCGAGCAGCACGAAGAAGGGCGCGCGGCGATACCGGTACTACGTCTCGATGGACGTCATCAAGAATCGCGAACCCAGCGATGAGGGCATCCCGCGCCGCCTTCCCGCCGACCTCGTGGAAGCGGCCGTGGTGACCGAGTTGCGGCGCGTGATGCGGGCCCCATCGATCACGGCGCAGGTCATCTCCCACTTGACGCGCGAGGGTCACGCCTTTGCCGAGGCCGACGTGATCTCCGCGCTGCAGACGTTCGAGGACGTCTGGGGCCAGCTTTTCCCTGCGGAGCAGACCCGGATCGTGCAGTTGCTGGTGCGCCGGGTCACTGTGACGTCCGAGGGGCTGGTGATCGATGTCCGGACCGACGGCGTCTCGGGCCTCATGCGCGACATGATGGCGCCACGAAAAAGGGTGGCGGCGGAATGATGAAAGCCGACGAGTCCCTCCAGATCTTCGTGCCGCTCAAGGTCCGCAAGCAGAACGGGCGGCCGAAGATCATGCCGCCCGCCACCTATCTGCCCAGCGAAGACCGGACGCAGGATCCGCATATCCTGCGCGCCATCGGCCGGGCGTGGGGCTGGCGGCGGCGCATGGAAGCTGGCGAGTTCAATACGGTGACCGATCTGGCAAAAGCCGTGGGGCTGGCCGAACGCCATGTCAGCCGCCAGCTGCGGCTCGCCTATCTCGCGCCGGGCGTCCTCAAGCGACTGGTTTACAAGCGCGAAGTGCCCGCCGTGACCCTTTTGGAACTGACCGATGTCGCGGCCCTGCCGTGGCACGAACAGCCGGAGCGGGTGTTCGACTGAGCCTCAGTGAAAGCTCGCCTGAAAGGTCGTCGCGGTCAGCGAGACATGGGCGTCGAGCGGCGGGTGCAGCTCAAATGCCTTCGGCTCGCGGGAGAAATTCCAAAGCCGGAATAGACGCCATTCCGACCTGCGCTCCTCGGCCACGGCCAGTTCGTTGCGGGTGATGTGGAAGGGCGTGCGCTCCCATCCGTTCGTCGTCTTCACCTCGATCAGCCGCGGCCGCCCGTCCGGGGCGAAACTCGCGATGTCATAGCCCGCGCCGTCGCCATCCTCCTCCGACACCCAGCGCACCTTGCGCGCCAGATCGTCCCGTCCCGCGGTCCGCAAGGCCGCCCGCTCATGCGCCAGTACGCGCTCCTCGCCCGCGCGGCCAAGTGCCCGGTTGCGTTCGTCCCGGCCCGCCACGTCGAACTTGCGGGCGATGTGCAGCATCTGGTCAAGCTCCTGCGGGGGCGGCTGGTTCGACAGCGTCGGCGGCGGTCCGATCCAGATCTGCGCCGCCTCGCGTAGGGCAGCGGCTGTTTGCAGCCCCGGTTGGCGCCCAAGCCAGGCAGGGTTCAGCGCCAGCCACCGCGCCACGGCATCCACCAAGGTCATCTGGAAGTTGAACGCGGGCTTGTAGCCGGGGATCCAGTCCTCGCCGAGCCCCTTCAGCACCGCGCTGATGTTCTGGTGCTTGAACTCGATGGAGCCCTCGGACCGGTCGTTCAGCAGCGGCAGCAGCGCGCGGCGATGCTCTGCCTTTTTGTAGGGCCGCCCGGAGATGTCGTCGGCCAGCATCGCGAAGTAATCCGCGACGATCAGGTCGTTCTCTTCATCCGTCCAGGGCCCGTTCGACATTGCGCCAGGCTATGGGCGCGAAGTCTGTTTGTCATCAGAGACTTCCGGCAGGGCTTTCGCTGCTGTCGCCGCCCCATGCACCAGCGCCACGGCACGGTGATCGGCCGCCACGGAGCCGTCCTTCTGACCGCCCTGCGCCTTCGTGTCGGTCTCTGTCACCGGATTATCTCGCGAACGGGACGACCTCATGATCGACGCAACCCATTGGAAATGCAGGGATATTTCGCGCCGTCCCGTGACCGATGAGGGGCGTTCAAAAAGAGACGCGGGCCATTCGGAGACCCATTCTGCGTCAAGCGCCCAGTCTCCGAAGGGCGGATGGTGCTGCCAACGCCCTTTGAAACAAAAAGAAAAAAGGCCCCAACCGGGGCCATTGGACGGATTCAGTATCTTAATGTGGCGGAGGAGGTGTCCACAAAATCCTGATCCAGTACAGTCCGCCTGAGACCAAAGTTCCAAGAAAAACAGGGAACTATCCAAAACTTCATTCTTTCACTTTCCGCCCAGTTCTCCTAGCTTCCAAAACGTAATGGGGGAAGAGATGGGGGAAAGATGTCTGCCAGTTTGACCAGGCGTCCTGAGAAAGCTCTGACGACCATGGAGGTCAAGAACGCGACCCAGCCGGGAAAGTACTTTGATGGTCACGGCCTTTATCTACGCGTGGATGCTAACGGGTCAAAGTTCTGGGTGCAACGGATCGTCATTCGGAGCAAGCGCACCGAACTAGGTTTGGGCAGTGCTTTGTTGGTCAGCCTGGCGGAGGCACGGGCAGTTGCGCTGGAGAACCGCAAGTTGGCCCGTTCTGGCGGTGATCCTTTACAAACCAAGCGCGAGGCGCAGGCGGTGCTGACCTTTGAAGAGGCGGCTCGCAAGGTGCATGAAATGCACAAGCCTACATGGAAGAACGAAAAGCATGCGGCGCAGTTCCTCAGCTCACTTGAAACCTACACCTTCCCCAAGCTCGGCAAGCTGAAGGTGGCGGAAGTCGGCACTGCAGATGTGCTGGCCGTCCTTATGCCATTCTGGACGGAAAAGCCCGAAACGGCTCGCAGGGTGCGCCAGCGCATCGGCACGGTGATGAAATGGGCCATCGCGCAGGGCTGGCGGCAGGATAACCCAGCTGAGAACATCGAACAGGCCTTGCCCAAGACCTCGAAGGTGCAGCAGCATCGCAAGGCGCTTAGCTATGACGAGGCGGCGGCTTGCGTCGCTGCGGTCAAGGCATCGGGCGCGGGCCTGACAACCAAGCTAGCCTTCGAGTTTCTGGTGCTGACTGCCGCGCGCTCGGGCGAAGTGCGCGAGGCGGTTTGGTCGGAAATCGACTTTGAGCGCGAGGTTTGGGAAATCCCCGCCGAACGTATGAAGATGAAGCGTCCCCACCGTGTGCCCCTTTCGCCCTCCGCCGCTGGCATCCTGAAACAGGCAGAAAGTTTGGCTGACAACGATGGATATGTTTTTCCGGGCGCGAAGCACGGTCGCCCGCTTTCTGACATGACGCTGTCAAAACTAGTCAAAGAACTGGGCTTTGACGCCGACGTGCACGGATTCCGCACCTCCTTCCGCACTTGGGCGCAGGAAAAGACCAACTACCCCCGCGAGGTGGCCGAGGCCGCACTGGCGCACCTGTCGGGCGATGCTGTTGAACGGGCCTACGCGCGCTCTGATCTGTTTGAAAAGCGGCGGGAAATGATGGATGCTTGGGCGGAGCATTTGGGTTCTGCATTAATGGCCGATAGGGTTGGACATGAGTGAAATTGAAAAGCTGAGAATGCTACTACGTGGAGCGCAACGTGACATCGTTTGGGCAGATCCTCAACTTTTCTCGCTTCAACAGACTACGTCTGATCAAGCCGGCAATAAAAATCAAGTTACTGTTTCCTGCAACGAGAAGTCGACTGCTGATTGTGTAGTGACTTTCAACGAACACAGAACTCGAAAGACACCCAAGTCAAAATTTAGGCTCTTTAGTGATACGAAAGCCGCGACGAAGTTTGCGGATGAGCTTGCAAAGGGCAAGTTTGTGTATGTCCGAGACTACGGCCAGCCACTAGCCAAGCACGAGGTATTGCACATCCAAGGGTTAATTGACCGAAAGGTAGTCGGTAGCGACGAGCAATACGGCATCGACATCCGAGTGCTTGATCTACGAAATATCTTGGAGATTGATGGAATTATTGATGCTGACGGCAACACCTCGATGACTGTCAAAGATAAACTTGGTGTTGCGCGGATTCGGGAACTTAAAGAGAAATTCTCTGATCTATGGCCGCTGGTCGCGCAAATGGAATTCGTGATGCGTGAAAGATCAATTGAGTCTGCGCCCTACGTTGCCGCGGCAGTAAGGTATCAACGTCATGTGGAAAAGAAATCACTGGTGGCAGGTTACCTGCTTAATGAATTAGAGTATCTAGTGCGGGGCGAAGAGCGAATTTTACTTCATGCACTACAAACTGGACTGAAAGCTGGTGACGGCGGAGGCAAAGCTAAAGTGCAAGACATGGCCGAGCGGGTAATCAGCTTGATGGACGAGCTACATCGGCTGCGACTTCAAACAAAGAAGTACTCGAAATCACCCAAAGAACGACTCGTCCGAGTAGCGTTTGAAAACGTCCAAAAGAAGAAGCCCGCTCTTTGGCGCGAAGGACAAGGTCAGCTCATTGATTACTTGGGTTACCTTAGGGATGGCGAATTTGGAAGGGATGATCAGCGCCGCTATTTCGACGTCTTCCCTGAAGAACGCGTTGAAAAGGCTAGCGTTTTTGTGAAACAGCCTAGGCCATTTCGATAGACCGATACATTTTCACCTCCCTCTGGCATTTTCACGGCTCGATCCACCTGTAGCGAGGACAGCCCAAGATGATCCAGAACCCAACACCCAGACTACAGCGGCACTTGCGCCGCTCGGCCGTCGAAGACCTGACGGGTCTGAGCCGCAGTGCCCTTTATGATATGATGCAGAAGGGGTTGTTTCCCCGTGCTGTGAAGCTG